CCCGTATCCGATTTCCTTAAGAATATCTTTTGTGAACGGTATGTAGCCGTTGGGTTGAGTAGGGACACTACTCTTGGCATTGTTTCTGCCAAAAGGAGAACCCCACTGATGAATCCCAACAGCAACCGCAGAGCCGTCTTGGCACCATACGACGAATGATCCACAGGTTCCACGCTCAGTTTCACATGTGTGATGAGCTTCACCTTTCTTCAAATCGTCTTCTGTTGCGCGACTGATGTCACCGGGACTGGTCATCTCCTCACCATTGCCGTCTCTGCCGACAATAATCCCAGTACAGACTGGCTGATTCAAATTCTCACTTGCTTCGACCGACCCTGACTTAGTGCTTTTCTTAGTGCACCCAGCCAAAGCCGACTTACTGACATACATCAGTTCGTGATGATATTTTGATTCAGTTACCATCGATTTATCGATGGCCCATTTTCTGTTGCCGTCCGAAAGATACAATTGATCCCATGTGTCAGATCCCTCAGGTTTCATAAAATGCCGACATACGACAAATTTATCCACCATGATAGGAGCACTTCCGACAAAATCTTTGCACCCTTCATCTCTGAAGACACCAATAGACTGAAACTTACCAGACTGAACCATACTCTTTCCTTGAGCTGATTCGTGTATCTGGTTAGCCGTCTCCACGATTGTTACGTGTTTGTCTTCTCGTGGTTTAGGAAGATCTGATTTTTTCCCAACTTTTCCATTTTCGACCACTGTCCAAGGCGCTTCCTCCTCAGACTTCTTGGCCTCATATGGATTTGGTAATTCACCATAATTCTCCCCGTCATCATCCCACAGATCTGTGTCGACTCCGTTGAGCACGATTTCAGTGATATATCCGTAGCGGTTCCGAAACTCTTCCCCAGAAACGCAACGCCATTGACCACCGTCTTCAAACTCAATAGAGTCGTCATCATAAATGTGTGACCGTCTCTTATGATTGGACCCTTGTCCCTTCATTAGACGAGCCGATGCACCACGCATAGACCAACCGCCTTTTGTCTTTCCTTTTTTCTTACCCTCACTCACATCAGCATGTTGTTGATATTCAACACGCTGCTGACGGTATTTCTCACCATTCCGTGTTTGAATTGGTACCCGAGCTTCCACTAATATCTTGCCATCGGCTGTGGTGTATTTTATTCCATCCACATCGTCAAACTCGACATCACTTGGCTCAGGGCTAGAGCACAGCTTCGCTAACTTCTTACGCAATTTGGCAGAG